CCCGACGGACTTTGCGCCGAGGTTACGGGTTTTCGTCCGGGCGAACGATTGCCGAACCTCGGTTCCCCTGTTCATTGCGTCGTTGTAAATAACCGGGTTAATTATGTCGGCGGACACGTACGAGGACCCGGCGACGGTGTCGGTCGTCCCGAGGTCCTTAAACAACCAATAACAAAAACGTCCTTGATTGTCAATCCAACGCAAATAAACGCGTTTCTCGGCGTCTTTCGGGGTCCGGTCAATGTCGAGGTCGAACGCGGCGACTCCGGAGGACTCGACGTCGTTTTCGGACACGTACCCGAACGGTTGAACGAGGCGGACGTTGCGGGCGATTGTGAGAGGGTCGACGAGTTCGCCAACGTTGAGGAGTACGCGAGTATAACCGGACGCGGAGGTCGGCGTCCCGATCCCCTCGGCCGGGAATACCACGCCGGGTCGATTCTCGCCGTCGACGTTCACGTCGAACGTGTCGCCGCCCTTTGCGTAAAAATCGAGGGTAAACGGGTAATTGATGAACCAAACGCGGCGCATATTTCCTCCGGTCGATTCCCCGCGTTCGATATTACCGAACACGGCGTCGACGTTAAATGCCGCGACGACGATTGTTTCGTTGTTTGAGTTGGCATACGATACGGTCGCGGTAATCTTGCGGAAATTCGGGTTCGGAGTCCACATACCGCCGGAGTAATTGACCTTGTCGAGGTCCAACTCGACGAACGCCGTTTGAATGAATCGCCGAATATCAAACACAACCTCGCGGTTATGAACGGAACGGTATTCGGTATACGTCCTCCCGTCCGGATCGGCGAGTTGAATTGTCATAACGTCCGGGATGAACGGGGCCGTCGACGCGAACACGGCGCGAACAATCGCCGGAACGTTGGAAAAGTGAACCGAGTTCGGATATTCACACCTAAACCCCGATTGTGTGTTTTGTGTGTGTCGCATATTGATTTGATTTTGATTGATTTATAATTGTCGTGCGATTGTTTGTGTTACCTGTACGTCGAAAAGGCCCGCGAGTCGCCGGGAAAGATTCTCGACGGTTACGGGGATTTCGTTTGAAAATATGTCGGTACGGCCGCCGTTCCGGAACAGTTCCGACCCGGAGGTCATAATCTTTGTTGCAACGCCCCACGGGGAGTCGAGGTTTACGCCCTTTGACCCGGCCCAATCCCGGACGATGTCGATAAACCATTTCGGCGCGGACGGATACTCGGTCCCGTCCTTGCGTTGCCGGGTGTGGATTACCGACCACGGGCGCGAACCCGTTTCCAATCCGGAGAAATACGGCCGCGCGTCGAGTTCGCCGATAACCACGCCGTCGCCGAGGTCGTCGACACGGACGATCATTGACTCAATCGTCCGGCCGGAGGCGCGTTGCCCGGCGGCAATATGATTCGCGACGATTCGTTCCTTGAGTTTTTGCAACTCGTCGGCAACGATCGCGGGGGCGTCGGCCCGGATTATGATTGTTCCCTCGTTCATTGTCCCACGGGATTAGTATTCGACACACTCCCCGACGAGTTCCTCGACCTCCGGGGTAATTGTTACGATACATAAACACGCGTCGAGGCGGTCAAATCCGACCGTATAAGGGACGCGGCCCTCGATAGGTTGGAAATACCCCGATTTGTTCATACGTTGGACGAAATCGGCCGCAATTCCTTTCAGTTTCTCGGCGATCGCTTGCGCCTGTTCCCCGGTAAAATCGAGGGGCATTGCGTCGGCGAACGCGAGGAGGGTTTGCGGGTTGTCCTTGACGAACCCGGCGGACGTGAAATCGAGTCCTCCCGCGACGGGTTGGACGTACAGTAACGCCGGGAGTTTGGAACCGTCGTCGGCGACGACCTTTCCCTCCCTGTTCCGGCGGTATTTGTCGAACCGTTGGTTCGCCCGGGGCCACGTTTCGCACATATACGCCAATCCGGCGGCGGCGGCGAGTTCGGCGATTCGCTTTTCAACTGTTGGTTTTAACATATTTCGTTACTTTTTGGGTTTGTATTTGGCGTTTATAACGTCCCGGAGGCGGCGTTCGTATTCGTCGCGTTCGGCGTCTATTTTCATACATTGGTAAACCCGCAACCACGGAACCGACAACACGTCGTCGTGGTTCGTTATACCCATTCTCCGGGCGTACCAATCGACGAGGCCGAACGGGCCGAAATCGAGGTCGTTTATTCCGGCCGCGATCTCGTCGGCGTCGGGTTTGTGTTCAATCGCTTTGAACAATTGCCCGATTCGTTCGAGTTCGGCCGTTACAAAGTTGAGGAACCCGAACACCCGGTCGCACCGTTCCCGGAGAATCCAACGGTCCGGGCGTTTGGTTTTAAGGATTGCGCGGACCAATCCGACGATTGACGCGGCGTCGGTTCCTGTTGCGGCGTCCTGTAACCCGAGGAGTTCCCCGAACGTGAGGCCGTCGAGGGACGCGGGGACCTTGCAACCGCAAAGGGATTCCGGCCGGGGCAATTTCGACAACCACTCCCGGGTGTCGACGGACAATCCGCGTTGAATCCGGAGGAGGTGTCGTGTTGTCGGTATGGTTCCTCGTTTCATTGCTTTAATTGAGTTTGGATACGTGCATACGCGCCCCTCGGACTTGAGGCCGGATATAATATATCATTCCCATATTGAGTCCGTCGAAATAGTCCGGGGAATGTCCCAACACGCGTTTTTGGTCGGCCTTGTCGATTAACCGCTTTTTGGAGGTGTCGGCGTCGATGTCGTACGCAACCAAACACGCCTCGAGTTCCTCGGCGATCGCGTCCCGGTCCTCGTCGGAACAGTCAATAAACAATTGACGGTTATTGATGAATTCGGCGAGTTTGTACGCACATTCCGATTTCAAATTGTAATACGTCTTGTTGTACGCGGGCGTTCCGCCGTGAAACTCGGTTATACCCGTGAGGTACGAGGAAAGGTAATCCCCGAGGCCGTCGGAGTCGGCGCAAATTTGGGAACGGCCGACGCCGTATTCCCGCGCCAACCGGGCGAGGGACTCCTCGATTTCCTTTGAATTGGTTTTCGGGAGTTTCAGTCCGACCCGGACGGTTAGACCGTTCCATTTGTACGCAATGAATTTGTCGCGTCCACGGGTTGCGAGGTCGGCGGTAATCCTCCGGAGGCCCGACGGGCGAACCGGATTCGTGAAACAATCGAGGATCGCGTCGTAATCGACGAGGGCGTTTTGGTTCCCCTCGTATTCCCACCAACCGGACAACAGGCGCAACCGGGTTTGACGGTTTTTGATTGACTCGAGGGTCCGGATGTAATCGGCGGACACGAACGGGTTGTCATAAACGAGGGCCTGTACGAACGCGCAATCCGCGTCGAGGGTCCCGTTTTTCGACGGCTTGTAAAATTGTGTGTATAGCCAATTCTTTTTTGGATTACACGTGATTAACATTTTCGGTTCGAGGCCGTATTCCACGTTGAGGTGTCGCCCGATTCGGGACTTGAGGACCTCGAACGCGAGGTAATGAACCTCGCCGCCCTCCTCGATCCAACCTCCCGTGAATTCCTTTGAACCGAGGCGTTCAAACATTGGGTCCTTTTTCGGGTAAAACGTGAGGTCGAGGAGGATTATTTCCGAACCGTTTTTGAATTTGATTCCGTCGTCGTTGAGGCGGTAATCGTTGAAATTGTACGAGTCCGCGACCTTGCGGAACGTAACAAGGACGGACTCCCGGGAGTCCTTGATATTGTTTCGGCCGACGAACCACCGGGTCCGGGGAAAGGCCCAACAACACCGGAGTAACCAATCGCAACCCAACCACGATTTACCACCCCCGGCCGCGCCGCCGTACGCGACGAACCGTTTTGCCGGGTCGGCGAGGTAGTGCAACGCGAGGAGTTGTTTTGCGTTGAATTGTGGTTGTTGAGTATTGGTTCCCGGGGTGTTCATTATTCGCCGTCCTCCTCCCGGGTGCGTTTGTCGCGTTCCGCGTCAATACGGGCGCAATAATCGACGATTCCCGGGACGTCGGGGATAACGGCCGAGAATCCGTTAAACGGTTTTCCTCCGGTCGTGTGGTCGACTCGTTCGACCTGTAATCCGAGGAGTTTGTCGCGGCGTTCCTCCCACGCGCGGATTTCGGCGAGGATTCGGACGTCGCCGATCCGGTTGTCGGTAATGGTCCCGGACTCGGACGTCGCAACGACGGGCAAAATCTTTTTGCCGAGTTGAGGAATACCGAACCCGTTAATTTCCGTGTGGTTTTTGTGCTTTTTCTCGGTCTTGCGGACCTTGTCCTTTTTCGACTCCTCGTACAGTTGCCACAATTCCGCGAGGACCTGTTCACACTCGGCGACGGCCTCGTCGATTGCCTGTTTCGTGTCCTTTGCGGACTCCTCCCGCCAACGTTCGAGGCAAAGGTCCCAATCCCTTTTGATCGTCGCGACGGATACCTTTTGCCCGGTTTCCTTTTCGACGATCGGGATTATTTGACGGAACGTGTAACGGCGTAATTTGTATTTGGATATAACCGGGAGGCGTTCCTCCCGGAGGAGGGCCGCCGAGGGGACGTGATGTTTCGCCGTCTTTGTGTTTTTCCGGGGGTCCATTGTTACAACCGATTACGTTTCAACCGCAAAGATACAAAAAGGTGTGTACGAAATACACACCAAATCGTAAAAATTTATGTTACTCCTCGTCCTCGAAATCCTCCGGGTCGGGAATGTACGGTTCCTCGAGTCGCCGGAGGGGTTCCTCGGCCGCAAGGCGGAACGCGCGTCGTTTGTGCCTGTTACTCAACGCCTTATATGCAATTAACATATCTTGCACCGTTTGGGCGGTTGTGTGTTGGTCGTGTTCCCGGGCGGCGTCCCACAGTTGCCGGAGGCGGTTAACGAACGGGTCGTTTTCGGATGTCCTCGCGGGCGGCGGCGTTACTTGAATGAATCGGGACCGTGGTTCGAGGCGTTTGTCGGGTTGCTGATTTGGGATTTTCTTTTTCATATTGCAATACTTTTTGTTTGAGGTTCCATAATGCCGAGTCCGCAATCGCGGCCCGGAATGAGAAATTATTGTTCATTGAGGTATTTTTTGAACGTGAACCCCTTTCGGGGCGAATAGTCCTCGAGGGCGACGGACTTGTAAATTGACTTGACGTTAACGTATCGGGCGAGGTCGCGTTGCCATTGCGGGATAATTTGTCGCGGGTCGGTAAAATCCCGGTATGGTTGCGCGAACGGGGCAACGGTTTTCATTGATCGTAATTCCTGTATTCGGGCGACCGACTCGTCGAAATCTTTAATCAATGCGTAAACGAACACGTCGCGGGTGTATCCGTACCGATTGAGGAGGTCGACGGCCGTTCGGATGTACGGCAATTGCGCGGACGTATCACAGGCGAGGCGGATGTAATCAATCCATTTGCAATCCGCCAACAATTCCGCGATCTCCGGGGTTATCCTCCGGGCGTCGATACCTTGATTGAAATCGACGCGGATTCCGAGGTCGCGGATTCGTTCGACCTGTTGGATACCGTAATCGGTCGCGAGGATATTGTTATCCA